GAAAGATATCTAGAAGTTTTACCTCCTAGTATCTTAGAAATAACCTTGATGATAGGTGCCGAATCGTCTTTAACTACATTCTGCTCTTTAGGAGTCAGTTCGTAATTAAATAGATAACGGTTAACCTGATCATCAATTCTCAAAGCGTCCTCTATATCCATTTGACGATAGTAGAATTTCTTGTTAGACTCTATTGAGTCAACAAGCTCTCCTACGTCAAACTCCCCGTCCCTGTAAAGGAGGTCATCAAAGAACCCTTCAATAGCAGATGCTAAAGTTGGATCTTCTGATTGCTCCTCAACAGGCGAGGTTAGATATAGATTTCTAGACTCCTTGGTGATAAGACTAGGAAGATTAACCTCTAGAGACTTTGCTAGCGTATATGCTGTATTAGCAATAACGTTCGCAAACTCCGGATAATAATCTTTATAGATCTCCTTTCGATCCTCCTCGTTAGAGAAAGGATACGAAAGTTTCACTTCGGTGTCTCCCCGGATTTTCAATCCACAATCCTTTATTAATTTGATAGTCCCTTCCTGAGGAATTGTAAAATCCTTCAGGCTGTCGAAATCCCTTTTGGGATCGACTAGGGCCTCTACCAACCATCGGTGCGGAATTACCTCCATAGAGTGTAAAACCCCGAGAATGGCTAATAAAGGTGTCTTGAATTCCTCCTTTTTATTAAGGAGTTTTCAAGTACCAAATTTTGAAAGGACAGTACCCATTATTGATCTAGAGGCTATCAAATCTCGACTTAGGAGAGACATGAAATTCATGACTCTCTCCGAAAGTTTATGATTCGACAGCAACTGTTTCATAGGTATTGGAGATACATTGAGCTCACCAACGAAAGTTCGTTTAGCAAACTCAAAGACCGGAAGAGAAGGAGAAGAGATCGATTTATTTAAATTAATCTCAACCCCTAACTTCTGGGCGATCTCTAAGTATTTGTTGGCTAAGTCCAAATCAAATACTACAAGATCGTCTCCTAGGATCTCATACTGTTCTTCTCAACCTCTACGACCCAATAGGGAAGAGGAATACTGAAGAATCCAGTGATGAGTTAGCGCTAATGCCGGTCAACTCGAAAGAGCTCCCATGGGTTGCCCCACGGAATATCTTAGAGAAGCTGGGGAATTGTACTTTTCTTGAACGGCTTTAGAGAAATAAAAATCTCTATCGACCATCAAGGAAGCCCAAGCCCTAGCAAACCGTTCTGAGAAGATCTTAGACAAGATCTTCACAGACAGTTCGACCGGAAGGCGATCAGTCGCAGCAGATAAATCGAAAGAATAAGCCATTCCTGCCTTCGTTGCCTTCGAGACAGATCTCTTAACCGAGAGATCCTGATCGAAAGTTCCGTCGTTAGGAATAAGCTTCAGCACAGAAAACATAAAATCATGCAATGGAGATAGTAAATTTTGAGATATACTATCAACCAAAGCAAAGATTCTAAGTTTTCCAGCTGCTTCCTCCTTCAGTGAGAACTGTCCAAATTCACCGGTCATAGACTGTTTAGTCTTAAGAGCCGAAAATTTGTTCAGTCTCAACCCTAATTCACTAAGAGACTCTAGTTTATCTAAAAATCATCGGGTATTCCACCCTAATGATTTTATAGACTCTAGATACTCAGTTACTATAGGGAACATCCTCTCATCCAACATAACCAAAGTGGCATCGGTAATAATACCGTGCCAAGAGGTAGTGTTAGATGGAGAGGCTGACCGAAGAAGGTTGATCCTACGAGGAGCTAGATTGCTCTTCTCTACTACAG